CTCTTTCCCTGTCCACTCTGAGACCCCCTGAAAAAAACCAGGATCGACCCTGACCCTCGCCCACCATGTCCAGCTCGAAGAGCTTGCCGACGAAGCCCGCGCATCCGCGGACTATGGCCCCGCCGTCGCCGCCCTCAAGGCCGCCGCCACCCTGCGCGCCGAGGCCGAACTTGCGGCAGACGCCGACCACTGGGCCGCCCAGCCGAAGTCGTCGCAGATCCGCCGGGCCGTCGGCCTCGCGTTGGCTAAGGGCAGTTGGGTCGCGTACCAGCGCCTGATGCTCGACCTTGAGCGTGCCGAAGCCGAAGAGCGGTCAGCCCTCACCGCCGAAGCCGCAGCCGCCGACGACGCCACGCCCGACAGCACCCTGATCGCCGCCGCCGTCGATCCCCTCGCCAGCCTCCCGCGACACCTCGCCGTCGAAGCGTTCCGGCAGTTGGGGGCCCGCCTCTACCTACCCACGTCCTACGCCGACGGCTCCCCGATCGCGCCCCTGGACGGCGCCCCATGACCACCGCCGACGCCACCCCGGCCGCACCCTTCGATCGCGCTGCCCTGCTCGCCGCCACCCACGGGGCCGTCGCCGCAGTCGAGCGGATGCAGGCCAAAGTCAAGCGCGACCCCGGCGGATACTACCGCTGGCTCCCGCGGCAAGACCGCTTCCTCCGCGACCCCTCCCGCCGCAAGTTGATCCGGGCCGGCAACCAGCACAGCGGCAAGACCACCGTCGCCCTGTACGAGGTGATCTGTCGCTGCCTTGGGGCTCATCCGTATCTCAAGACGCGCAAGCCGCCGGTCCGTTGGTGGGTGGTCTGCGCCAGTGTCGATCAGTCTGTACCCATTCAGCAGAAGTTCGTTGATCTTCTACCTGAAGGTGCTCTCGCCAACCTTGACCGCTTCGACCCGAGCGTAGGCTTTCGCAACGAGTCGAGGGAGGCGGTCTTCAAGAACGGGTCGCGCGTCAAGTTCCGCACCACAGGGCAGGATCGGATCTCCTTTTCCGGCGCAACCCTTGACGGTGTTCTGTTCGACGAGCCGCCGCCCGATGGTGTGTACCACGAAGCCAACAAACGCCTCATGCGCCGAAACGGCGTGATGCTGATGTCGTTGACCCCGATCAACGCGGGCCCGATGGACTGGCTCAGAGAGTTGACTGAGAAGAGTCCGCCAGTGATCAAAGACATATGGGAACCGCTCGGCGCCTCCAGTTTCATCCCCGTCGGCTCCACCGAGCCCCTACAACTTGACGACGGAACCGTGCTCGACGCTGCTTTCATCAAGCGCCTTGAAGACGAAGGCGACCCCTACGAGAACCCCATCACCGTCCACGGCGAATGGAACCCGCGCACACAAGGGCAAGTGTTCAGCACCTTCGCCATCCAAGAGCACGTCGTCGGCGCAATCGAGACCAAACCCGGCGAGCATTGGTCTGTGTGCATCGGCGTAGACCACGGCGAGATCGCAGGCAAGGAAGCCGCCATCTTGGCCTTCGTGCGCCGCATCCCGCAGGCCGAGGGCGGCGGCGAGCAGGTCTACGTCGCGGCCGAGTACGTCGGCGGCAGCGACATCACGATCGACGCCGACGCCGAGGGCATCGTCGGCATGCTCGCCCGCTACGGCCTCGACTGGGGCAGTGTGGACAGTGCATGGGGCGACAAGACCACGACCGATAGCGCGTGGCGCAGCAAGGGCAACCGTGACCTCATCGCCGCGATCCGCAAGGCGATGGACCGCAAGAAACCCGGAAGCGGTCGAATGATCACCAAGCGCAACGAGTTCCAGCAGGTAAAGGTCGGCGAGGGCCGCGCGCAGGGCTCGGTCAACCTCGGCGTCAAGTACGTCAACCAGCGGATCCTACGCCGCGGTCAGTTCATGGTCCACGACTCATGCAAGCACCTGATCAAAGCCTTGCAGGAATGGGACTACCACCCAAGGCACCCAGGGAAAGACATCATCGACGCGCTGCGCTATGCCTTGAACGACTTCATCTTCGAGGGCCGCCGCTTGGCCGTCATCCCCCACCTTTCCGCTTCGTGAGGCCACCCATGCACGCCACCGCCCGACCCTGCGCCCTCGCCTCCATCCTCGCCGCCCTGCTCGCCACCGCCTGCGCCCCCAACGGCGACACGGGCCGCGAACCCTACGCCGGCCCCGCGCCTCTGGACCTGTACCTCCAGACCTTCACGCGGGCCGAGTACGACGCCGGCACCGTGCCGCTCAACGGTGAACTGCTGAGCCTGCACTCCTGCCAAGCCGAGCAGACCCAATGCGCCCCGGCGACGTGGACCACCGTTGACGGCGTCCTCGTGATCGTCGGCGCCACGGGCCCGCACTATCGCGCTCTGTGGCTCCGGTAGCGTTCACCCCCGCCACGTGCTAAGATCGCGCTCGGAGCCCAAATGGACGACATCAAGCAGGCCCAACTCACTGCCGACAGCAAGCGCCGCAGCGTGCCGCTCCCCCCGGACGGCGGCGAGTACTCGCGCGTCCGCGGCACCCGCGCCCGCCGGTCCATGCTCGACGGCAACTGGGCCAGCCTCCTTGCCGAGCGCACCCGCGCAGTCCTGGGCACTGAGCGCGCCGGCATGCAGGCCGACCCAAGCCTCAGCCTGAACCCCTTCAAAAGCACGTGCCGCACCCTCGCCGTGCTCTACGACGGCGAGCCCACGATCAACCACCCGCGGGCCACCGCCAAAGACCTGAGCACCCTGACGGCCCGCCTGCGTCGCGCCGCCCTCTGGCCGACCATGCAGCGGACGCAGCTCTACTGCCTCGGCCTGCGCGAGATGTTCAAGCACGTCGCCGTCGATCCCAGCGATCCGGCCGGCGCCCTGATCTTCCGCGACGTGTACCCCGACATGGTCATCGCCCGCGCCACCGAGGCCCGCCCCGACGTGCCCGCCAGGATCGAGGAACTGCGCGAGCGGTCGGCCGACTTCCTGCGCTCCAAGGGCATCGTCATTGCGGCGACCGTCGACAAGGTCTGGACCGTCGATGTCTACGATCTCAGCGGCCCACAGCCTGTTCACGCGGTCTACCTGCTCAGCGGCAACGGCACCGGCCAGACGTGGGGCCTCGGCGCCGACATCACCGAGCAGGTCTACGGCCGGCGCATGTCGGGCGAGGACTACCCCTTCCGGGCCACCCCGACGCAGCCCGAACTCCGCAAGGACGCCGCCGCCCTCGGCAAGCCCGTCCTCCCCTACGTGCTCTACCACGCCGCACCCAACGCCGATCGCCTCTTCGATCCGAACGACTGGATCGAACTCGTGGACGGCACACTCAACGTTGGCGTCGTGAACGGCTTCCTGTTGCACCTTCTCGGTGACGCATCCTGGCCGCAGAAGTACCTGATCGGCGGGATGCCGATCGCGGCCAAAGTCCAGATGGAGTCCGGCGACGACTCAGCGCCCCGCGTCCAGTACGTGCCCAGCGACCCGACGTCCGTGCTGATCATCGCGAACCAACCCGACTTCACCGGCCAGCCCAGCGCGGGCCAGTGGGAACCGGGCGGGTCCATCATGGAGGTCGAGACCGTCCTCGCCAACATGATCAGCGCCCTAATGGAGTCCGCCGGCATCCCGGCCAGCGACATCCAACGCCTGTCCGGCAACGCCCGCAGCGGCGCCGCCCTGTCCATCACAAACGAGGGCAAGCGCGAACTCCAACGCCGCTACCAGCCCATCTTCGAGAACGCAGACCAGCAACTGATCCGCATCTGCGCGATCCTACTGAACAGGCACAGCGACGCGATCGAGGCCGAGGCCGAGGCCGCTGGCGACCCGATCCCGCCCCGCTACCGCTACCCCGAAGGCGGCTACAGCCTGACCTACGCCAAGATCCCGCGGTCCCCGTCCGAACTCAAGGAACACCGCGAGCACGTCCTCGCCCTGCTCGACCGGGGCATGATGTCGCCCGTCGAAGCCTACGCCGCGCTGAACGACGTCCCCGTCGAGATCGCCGCCGTCCGCCTGCTCGCCCTCCAACCCGAGGCCAACGCCGCAGCCGCCGCCCGCGCTCCCGCGCCCACCGCCACACCGGCCCCCACCAACGCCCCGACGCCCGAGCAGCCCGGCGCGGACAGCACGATGGATGACCTCGACGACATCATCGACGACCTCGACGACGGCGCCACCCCCGCTGAGATCCGGGCTGCCCTGATCGCCCTGCGCGGGTCCAACCCCAACGCCTCCGATATGAGCGCCGACGAAGACACCGAAGACCCCCCAACCACCCCGCCCGCCGATGCCTGACACCGTCACCCCGCCCGAGGCAGTCCAGGCCGCCGCACGCCGGGGCCTCGAACTGCGCGCCGAGCAGCCCCCGTCCAACCGGGGCGGCACAAGCGTCGGCCTTCGCCGCGCCGCCCAACTGGCGAACGGCCAGCCGGTTAGCCTGTCCACCCTCAAGCGCATGGTTAGCTTCTTCGCCCGCCACGCAGTCAACAAGAGCGCCCCCGGCTGGGGCGTCGACAGCCCCGGTTACCAAGCGTGGCTCCTGTGGGGTGGCAACGACGGCCGCACCTGGGCCGCCCGCATGATCCGCCGACTTGAGCGCAAAGCCAAGCGCACCACCTCCTGATCCACCCCACCATCGGAGAGCCCCGATGTCTGACGACATGGTCCCCCGCGCCCGCCTGAACGAAGAGATCGCCCGCCGCAAGGAGTTGGAGGCCGACCACACCGCCCTCAAGGCGACCCTCACCACGGTCGAAGCCAAGGCCGCCGAGGCCGATACCCTGCGTGCCCAGCTCGCCACCGCGACCGCCGAGCATGAGACGTTCCGCGTCGGCGTCGAAGCGGGGATCACGGACCCCGAGGGCCTCGACCTCGCCCGGTACTTCTACGACAAGGTCCAGCCCGCCGAAGGCGCCGAGCGCCCCAGCTTCGCGGACTACATGGGCAAGCTCAAGTCGGAGCCGACCGCGCGCCCCAAGGCGCTGGGCGCGTACTTCTCCGACACCGCCGCCCCGGCCGCCCCGGCCCCCGCCAGCGCCCCCCAGGCCGCCCCCGGCAAGCCGGGCGCCCCGCAGGCCGCCGCCCCGACCGCGCCCGCCCCAGCGGCCCCCATCGCCCCCCAGCGCACCGCCGCGCCCCTGCCCGGCCTGCACACCGGTGCCACCCCCGCCCCGAGCCCCGCGCCGGCCGCCGGTGGATGGACCGCCGCCCAGCTCGCCAGCATGAGCCCCGGCGAGTACGCCACCCATCGGGCCGAACTGCTACAGCAGGCCGGCGCCGACTTCACCGGCATGCTGGGCCGTCGCTGATCTTGCAGCCGATCGGGCTCCGTGCTACGATGACCCCGAGGCCCACGGTCGCACCGTGTAAAAAAGCGTAGGCCGGTCGAACCAACCAACGCCCCACCTACGAGGTGCCCTGTGGCTAACGAGATCCTCGCCGCATCGTCCAACTTCCTTGTCGCTTCGGTTCTTGAGCTTGAGATCCTGACCAAGCTCAACAGCCTCCTCAACCTGCGCGGCAGCCCCGCCCTGGTGGACTTCTCCCCGATGGCCGCCCGCGGCTCGCTCACCCTGGCGATCCCCCTCGCCGGCTGGGACGCGCTCGTGATGACCGCCCCCGGCGAGGCGACCGGCGTCTCCAACACGGCGCTCGACAGCAGCCAGATCACGCTGACCATCGCCCGTCAGGCCATCCAGCTTGAGGTGAGCGACGAGCTTCTGATCAGCACCCTCGGCGGCGCGGTCGGCGTCGAGCGCCTCGCGGGCTCCGCGGTCAGCGCCTACATCAACCGCCACAACGACCTGACCGTCGGCCTCTTCTCGGGTGTCACCGCCAGCGCCGGCACCTCCGGCTCCGACCTGACCCTTGATGACGTGGTCGATGCGACGCAGACCCTCATGCGCGCCAACAACGTGGACGAGCTGTACTGCATGCTCCACGGGCAGCAGATGGGCGACCTCCAGAACAGCCTCCGCGGCGAGGGTGGCGCGCTCAGCTTCTCCGCTCCGACCGCCGAGATGATCGCCGCCAAGGGCAAGGGCTACGCCGGCCGGTTCCTGAACGTGGACTTCTGGGTGAACAACCGGGTCGCCACCGCCAACGCGGGCGCCGACCGCGCGGGCTGCATGTGGAGCCGCGGCGCCTTCGGGTACGCCGAGGCCACCCACCCCCTGTCCCAGTTCCGCGCCTCCGTGAACCCGCAGGTCGTGTCGCCCGTGCTGATCGAGTTTGAGCGCGGCGCCTCCACCGGGCTCAACAAGGTCATCGCCTCCGCCTTCCTCGGTGTGGCGATGGTTGAGGACGCCCGCGCCGTCAAGATCGTGACCGACGCCTGATAGGCACCCCAACCCGGCGGGCACTCACCCCGCCCGCCGGGCTTGCCGCGGGTCAACCGATACCCGCCCCCTTTCGACAACACCCCCCCCATCGGAGAGCCCCGATGCCGCTGCCTACCCGCCGCCCCGCCGAGACCGCCATCCGAGGCGAAGCCGTCGCCTCACTGGACCGCACCGAGCGGATCCGCCTGGACCCCACGCCGGGCTTCCTGCTGTCCTGCTCGCCCGAGAGCTACGAGCTGAGCGAGATCGACGGCCAGCCCGTCTACCTGCCGACGATCCAGAAGCACGAGACCAGCCCCGGCAGCAACGGCGTGGATAAGAACGGCGGCACCGCGCACCTTCAGGCGAACCTGACCACCCGCGGCCAGATCCTGATCCAGCCGACCCAATGCCCGCCGGAGCTGACCCCCGACGGCCGCCCCGGCTACCTGCGCCGCTACGAGTGCGTCGGCGGCTACACGCATCTGGAATCCTGGGTCGCCGTCCTGCCTGCCCCCGGCGGCAAGCACGCGGCCCAACTCACCAAGGCCAACGAGCAGCTTTTCCGCAAGTGGCGGCTCTGGTTGATGGAGTCCGGTGCCGTTCCCTTCCCGTCCGAGGATTGGATCCAGCGGTACGAAGACCGCCTCGGCGAGCGCGCCCACCGCCGGGCCTCGCAGGCTTCCGCCCCCGAGATCAAGGCCGAGCGCGCCGCCGAAGCCGCTACCCAGCTCCAGAAGGCCCGCAAGGCCCGCGCCACCGTGAGCGAGGTGACCGATGGGTGAGAACCCCAACGCCCGCCGCGCGATGGACGAAACGACCCGCCGCCTTGTCGATGAGGGCATCCGCCCCGACCGCGCCGCCGAGATGGCTCGCGAGTCGGCCCGCCGCATCGACATCCGCGAGCAGGGCGGCACCCCTCCGCGCCGGCCGGACGCCGGCAACACCCCGCGGCGATAGCGCCGCGCCCGGCTTGACCGGGCGGGAGACACCCCATGTCCGCTGGACCCATCCGCTTCCGCAGCGCCGTTGGCGCCGCCTTCCGCAAACTGACGATCTGGACCGCCCCGTCCGAAGAGAAGATCGCCACCTCGCCGACGCTCACCAGCGGCAGCGGCGCCCCCAGCGCCAGCGAGCCCAACGGGTCGCTCTACCTCCGCACCGGCGGCGCCGCGACCACGACCCTCTACGCCCGCATCAGCGGGGCCTGGGTGGCCGTCACCGCCTCGGCCCTCCCGGCCGCCAGTGTGTTTCTGAGCGCCGAGATCACCGGCAACGGCAGCGCGCAGAACACCGCCCACGGCCTCACCACCGTGCCCGCCCTGGTCTTCGCGATCCCGTCCAACATGACCGCCGGGGCCTTCGTGGTCAGCTACGGGACGCACACGGACACCAACGCGATCGTCACCGTCACCAACGGCGAGAAGTACCGGGTCGTCGCCTTCAAGTGATCGCCCGCACGTAGGAGCCACCAATGTCCGCGACCCTTTACACCGCGCGCCTGACAGGCCCGACCCTCATCGAGAAGGGCCGGGACACCGTCATCACGTGCCCGGTGTACCGGGACAACGCCTTGGTAGTGCCCTCCGCGGTCACCGTCTCGATCTGGACGGCGGCCGGCGCATCTGTGGTGGCGGCAGCGACCGGGACCGTGTCGGGCTCTATCGCCACCTACACGGTCGCCGCCGCCTCCACCTCTGGCCTCACTTATGGGGCCGACTGGCGGATCGAGTGGTCGCTGACCCTGTCCGGGGTGGTCGAGGTCATCCAGACCGACGCCGCCTTGGTTCGCAACGCCATTCGGTCCCCCATCGCCGACACGGACCTGTTCAGCCGCGAGCCCTCACTGAACCCGAACGGCGGCGCCCCGATCCACAGCCTGAGCACCCTCCAACCCTTCATCGACGACGCCTGGGTCACCCTGATCCAACGCCTGCTGAGTGATGGGCAATACCCCTGGAAGATGCCCAGCGCCGCCGTTCTGCGAGAGGCGATGCTCTGCCTCACCCTGTCGCGCATCTTCATGGCCTTCACGACCGGGCTGAATGAAAGCTACGGCAAGTCGGCCGAAGCCTACGGCAAGCAGTACCACGAAGCCTACCGGACGATCCGCTACACCGAAGTCCGCGACCCTGATCAGCCGAGCCCCAACGGCCAGCGAACGTCGGTCATCCCGTCCTTCTACCTGGGGCAACCCAAGCGCCGGTCCTTCTGATGTCGATCACCACCTCCAACGTGATCGACCGCTTCGGCGACCACCTCGCCGCCACCCTCCCGGCCAGCCCCGTGGCCGAGCGGTGGACGCGCTCGCGCTTCCTGCCCCCCTCCCTGGGCCAAGACACCGAGGCGAAGCTCTCCCGCTGTTGGTCCGTCTGGAGCCCGAGCGGCACCAAGATCGACCCCCGCGAGCGGCAGAAGCTCAGCGAGGGCAGCGTCTTCGACAGCACGATCGAGGTAGGCTTTAGCTACGCCCTGCGCCAAGACGCACAGGCCGCAGACTACACCGCCGCCCTCGCCGCCGAAGACGTCCTGATCCGTGCTACGCTCAGCATCAACCGCGTCAACCTGCCCCGCGTGCTCCTCACCGGCATCCGCCGCGACACCCAAGGCGACGGCCGAACCCTCGTGACCATCCTCACCCTTCAAGTCGCCCACACCATCCCGCTACAGTAAGGAGCCGACATGGCCCTCAGCACCGTCACCAAGCACTTTACCGACGGCTCCATCACCCTCAAGGATGGCACCGGCAGCCCCGTCACCCTCGCCGTCGCCCTGTCGGTCGGCGACCTGACAATCTCGGGCATGGAGACCGACACCCTCGGCCGCGCGGTCAACGCCTACGAGACCCGTGGCGTCCTGCGCTCCCTGCGCCGCGGCGCCCGCGTCTACCCGACCGTCTCCTTCTCCTGCCAACTCGCGGACATCACCGACGGCACCGACCACACCCTCTTTGACTTCCTGCTCAAGCGTGGAAGCTACGCCAGCAACGTCTCGACGACCGCCACGACCGGCGACGTCTACACGGTCGATGTCGTCTTCACGATCGAGGGCACCGACCTTGGCGACGCCGCCGACCACGTGATCACCCTTGAGGACGTGCACTTCACCAGCGACCTCGCCGAAGGTGAGCCCAACACGATCAGCGCCAGCGGCACCATCTACGGCACCGTCGTCGGCACCACCTGATCCCCAGCGGGCGGGCCTCACCACCCGTCCGCCTCACCCCGTCGCCCCAAGCCCACCCCCATCGGAGAGCCCCGATGTCTGACCCTGTCACCCACCCCGAGACGATCACGATCGCCGGTGGAACCTATCGCCTCCACAAGCCCAAGTCGGCCGCCCAAGCCGCCACGGTCCTGGGGGCCGAACTCCCGGTCCACGTTCAGGCTGCGGCCATGATCGGCCTCTGCGCCGACTGCCACGGCATCCCCTGGGGCGGCAAGGCGCTTGCGTTCGGCGAGCGCGTCTTTGACGTGCTGATGGGCAAGGGCGCGACGTTCCAGACCATCACCACGACCGGCGCGACCCTGTACGGGCTCACCGCCAGCGTGGTACTCCTGGAGG